TCTAGTAGCATGGACGTAGGAAGTTTTATGCTTATATATAAATTAGAGAGAGCATAAATGTATCTATTAAAGATAAGTAAGAAAGGAGAGGACATAGTGGATGAGGATAACGGTGTATTAGCTGTTCCAGAGTTCCAAAAGATATTAAAGGAAAAGAAGTTAGGGCAGAAGGCTATGAAGTTTATAGCTTTGAGTCAGGACTACGATTCACCTTATAGGTATCTAAATGAGAAAGACCGTTATCGGCAGATTATATCAGACATCTTTGGGAAGCCCAAATGGGCTGACATTAAACATCCTTTAGTGCAGGCAGGTATAGATAAGTATAGAGCACTACAGAGAGATCCTCTTGACGATCAGTTAGAGGCGTTCAATAAAAAGATAGACCAGTATACTACATTAATTAATAATTGGCACTTGGATCAGGAGACTGCAGAGGAGTTGCAGAAGGTTATGATTGGTATAGAGAAGCTGTTGGGAACAAGAACTGTTCTCTTAGAGGCCATTGAGCGTAGAGGAGAAAGAAAAACAATTAGTGGTGAACAGACTCTGAGCTTTTTAGAGGATAGAGCTGTAAGACTTAAGGATGCCTAAGAAATTCAACGTACAACATTACAGGCCCATACCCAATAACGGGCACCCCAATCTAGATGTAAGTAGTCTTGCTTATCAAGATTATTGGGAAGAGGAGATGCATAGGTGCATTCACGGTTATAAACCCCCTGGTGGGGAGTGGATACCTGGTAATTATTACTGGTATCTGAATTACTACATGATTCTTGGGAATGATGGTACTGATTCAAACCGTAAATCTCTTATATATCCATGGTATCGGGATATGGATAAGGAGTACTTTATGCTATTTGATACTTGCCGTAAGGAAGGTAAAGGAATGATCGTTATTAAAGCTAGAGATAAAGGGTTCTCTTATATGAACTCTGGACTAGTAGGTCATGAATTTACTTTCTTTCCGCATTCCGAAGTAGGAATTGCGGCTGGACTCGGTGTGACAGCTAACTCGTTTTTTGAGAAAACAAAAAAAGGGTTGATGAATCAACATCCGAATTTTCGGCACGGGTGGTTAAAGGATACTAAGGATGTGTTACGGGCAGGGTATAGGCAGAAGAACGCTGAAGGGCGTTGGGAGATAGGAGGCTATCAGTCTGTGATACACTGTAGAACAATGGATGATCCAGAGGTGTATAAAGGTGAGCGTTTATCTATAATGATATTTGAAGAGGCAGGGGAGTTTAAGAGACTGAAGAATGCATACATGTCATCGAAAGCTTGCTTCATGGATGGAGCAATGCAGTACGGAGTACCTGTAGTGGGTGGTACTGGTGGTGATATTGATGCAGCATCTGCTGACTTTATGGATATGTATTATAATGCTGATGCATTTAATCTTATTCCGATGTTTATTCCTGCATCAAGGGCATTACACGGATTCTTTAGCCCTAAGACTGGAGTTGATGATGAAAGAAAGGCTTATGAGCATATAGAAGGAGAGCGTCAAAAGATATTAGATGGTGGTGGGGATAGTAAGGCATACAATTTGCATTTACAAAACTACCCCTTAACTGTACAGGAAGCTTTCCTGAAAACAAAAGGTTCTAGGTTTGACATAGCATTGCTTAATCAGCAGAGGGCTAGGGTGCAAACACTAGCGCATCCAGAACAACACATTACAACTGGATGTCTTGATTGGGTAATAGACGATAATGGATTAACTAATGAAGTTAAGTTTACGCCCCACCCTCATGGTCCTTATAAAATATTACACGAACCACAACCTCACCTTCAGGGATTAGATGTTGGTGGTATTGACTCGTATGATCAAGACGAGGCTGGGGCATCAGAATCAATGGGTTCTGCAATTATATTTAGAAGAATAGCAGACACTAATCAACCTTATAGATTACCAATAGCTGAATATACTGATAGACCTGAAACAGCAGATCAATTTTATGAGGGTTGCTTAAAGCTTGCAGTGTATTATAATGCAAAAATGCTAGTTGAATATACAAAAATTGGTATATTGGACTACTTTTTGAGAAATAGAGCTCAAAAGTATCTCAAGACTAAACCTAGATCAGCACATTCACCTGGTACTAAAACCAGAAACAATTATGGTGTGCATATGAATAAGCAAGTTAAAGCATATATGGAGTCGTTAATGTATGACTACATAAAAGAAAGAGGAGACGAAATCTGGTTTATAGACCTATTAGATGAGCTATGTGATTGGGGTTCACGCAACACGGATAGAGCAATTGCATTTGGTTTGTGTTTAATCCACGAAAATGATAACTTTGCAATTGAAGTTAAAGATAGAGAAAAAGAATCTATAAAAGAAAGCGGATTTGTATATTATAAATACGATAATAATGGAATACCTGTTAAACACACAAGATAATGAAGAACTTTCCTAGTCAACTACTACCTGATTCTAAAAAAGATAAGAAGTGGTGTGAACATATGCTTGATGCAATTGTTAATCACACTGGTCATGTAGATAGTCCTGAGAACAGGTATCAATTAAAAGATGTAAGAAATTACGACATATATAATGGTGACTTTAATCGAGATGATTATAAATACCTTACAGAGCAATATGGGTATAACTATCCAGCTCGACTAGTTAATTACCCAATAGTACAACCTAAAATAGATTTATTATTAGGTGAAGATTTACATAGACCTTTAGATACCAAAGTCGTAACCATAAACCAAGAAGCTATTAATAGAAAAGAAGACCAGAAAGTAACTATGGTCATGAATAAGCTTTTAGGTGAGGTTAAAGAGGAGATGAAGAAGTTAGGTATGGATGTTAAAAATGAAGGGCAGGAAATTCCTATCCCAGATGACATCGATACCTTTATGAGGTACAACTACAGAGAGTCTATAGAAGAAGCTGTTCAAGATGGATTAGAGTTTTTAACTAATAAATATAAGATTAAAAACAAATTCAAGGAGGGCTTTAGGGATCTACTAATAACTGGTAAGGAGTGCTATCGCGTGGAAATTAAGGATGGCGACCCACAGGTTAGGCGTGTAGACCCAAGGTCACTCTGTTATGACTTGACTAGTGAGACTGACGATTTAGGTGAGGCTAACTGGGTAACAGAAGAAAGGTGGTTATCACCCAGTGATATTATAGATGAGTTTGGCGAGCAGTTAGATGATAAGCAAATACGTCTTATAGAATCTATGTCTCAGCAAAACAAAATAGATCAGCATTCTGAATATAGAAATTGGTATGCTAGAGGTGAGTCGGGTGAACTTAGGGTAAAAGTTGTTCATGCTGAATGGAGATCTTTAAGAAAGATACAGTATAAGTTAAGCCCTAACAAACATGATAATGAGAAGCCGTTTAGAAAGATGGTTTCTGATAAATATAGAAAACGTAAAGGTGAAAAAGTTCGTAAAGTTGTTGTTGATGACATTTGGCAGGCTACAAAGATTGGTGGTTCGATTATGGTTAATTGTCAGCGAGTTCCTAATCAAGTACGTTCTTTAGATGACCCTAGTGCGGCTAACTTAAGTTATATTGGTGTAGTAAGAAATCATACAACAGGTAATCCTGTTTCTATGGTTGACTTACTTAAAAATGTGCAAATGCTTTATAATATTACTATGTATCACATAGAATTATCTATGGCTAGATCAGGTGGTAAAGCAGTTGTTTATGATGTAGCTCAAATGCCAGCCAATCTTGGAATGAATATGCAGGATATAATGTATCATATTAAAAATGATGGTATTATACCTATTAATTCTAAGGATGAGGGTTTACAGGCGCAAACATTTAATCAATTCCAGCAAATAGACTTTACATTGTCTAATTCTGTACAGCAACTTATAAATTTAAAAGTTATGCTGGAAGATATGGCTGGTCAAGTTTCTGGTGTTACTAGACAGCGTGAAGGTCAGGTAGAGCAATACGAGCAAGTTGGCAATCAACAAAGAGCTGTTGTACAATCCGCAACTATTACTCGATCTTGGTTTTGGTCACATGACATGGTTAAACAAGATGTATTAATGCGTTGCGCTAACCTTATGAAAATATGTTGGAGTACAGGCAAAAAAACTGCAACAGTATTTGGTGATGGAACTTATAAGTTTATATCTATATTACCAGAAGTATCCTTAAATGACTATGGTGTATTCTTAGGTGATGGAGGTAAAGACGAAAGAATGAAAGAAGCTGTAACTCAATTAGCTCAATCCGCTCTTCAAGGTGGTCAAATAGATATGTTAGATGTTGTAAGAATATTTAAATCTGATACTTTAACTGAGGCGGAGCATATATTAGAAAAAGGTTTAGAAGCTGCAAAAGAAATGCAAGCTCAACAGCAGCAAGCAATGCAAGAGCAAGCTCAAGCAGAAGCTGAAGTTAAAGAGCGTGAATTACAAATAGAAGTTGAAATGAATCAGCTTGATAATGATACTAGAATTAAGGTTGCCGAAATACAACATCAATCTAAATTAGAAACAGCAGAAATACTTTCTGATGACCAGTATGGTACAAGAAAAGCTGATGCTGCTCTGAATCAAATGGAAGGTCAACTTAAAGGACAGATTAAGAATTAAAAAAAAATTCGTAATATTGCAAAATGGAAGAAACAATGGAAAAAAAAGAGACATTAAGCGAAGAAGTAAAGGAATTTAATCCTGAAGCCTTTGCTGGGCTTGACAACTTAGTAGAACAAGTAGGTCAAGTTGATGAGCAAGAATCTACTAAAGAAGAGCCTACAGCTCTAGTAGATGAAACTGAAGCAGAAACTGAAACAACAGAAGAGGCGACTCAAGAAGTTGAAGAAGATGATGATTCAGATTTTGATTGGGGAGTAGAAGAAACTGAAGAAGAAACTAAAGCTGAAGTAGAGGAAGTAGAAGATGACTGGGATTTTGAAGATAAGCCAGAAGCTAAAGAAGAAACTGAAGAAAAAACTACAGAAACCAATGAGGTTAATTGGGATGCAGTAGCAGAACAACTTGGAATAGAAGGAGCGTCTAAAGAAGATATTGTTAAAGCTTTAAGTTCTAAGAACGAACCTGAAGCTAGCAATGATACTACAGAAAAGTACGAAGGATACCTTAAACTAACAGACAGAGAACTGTTGTCGGCTGACATGAAAGCTACAGGTATGGATGAGTATGACGTAGATGAGTCTTTAGATAGAATGGAAGATTCTGGAATGCTAAAGCATGAAGCTCTTAAAATTAGAAAGCAATTAAGAAATGCTATTCGAACTGAAAAGACTTCTATTCAGAATAAGCAAGAAACTGAAACGCAAGAAAAAGCCCAAGCTCAAGAGCAAGCAAGAAAAGATTTGCAAACTGAGTTAAAAGGATTTAAGAATTACCTTGGAGGCAAGGTAACAGTAGAACAAAGAAAAGATCTGTATAAATATATAACAACTGGGAATTTCAACGAAGACATTTATAAGACTCATGCCAATGTTGCGGAGGCTGCTTTTCTTTGGAAGAACAGAAAACAAATACAGAAAATGTTGAGGTCGCAAGGCTTCGAAGACGGAAAGGGTAGTGTCTTAGACAACCTTTCAAACAGAGGAGGTAGAGGAAACAGTAAACCTAAAAGAAATACAGGTACTGGGTTCGATGCTTCAGCATTTATGGGAGAATAATTTTAATGCTGTCAAGGTTACGTTTTAAAAGAATAAAGAAGTAAATGCAATTTTTAAATAATTATTAATATTTCTAAATTGTAAAAAGAAATGAAAACAACAAATGCAACTTTTGGACAAGACACTCAGATGTCGAACTCCTTGGTAGATGCTATGTTAAAGCACCCTGAAATTTCAAGTACTTTAATTCAGCAATACCCTCGTTACGCATTGACATACCTATTAGAAAGAACAGGTCGTTATGCTAACGTAAAAATTTTAGGTGATAAATCTTTCGAGTGGAAAGTTTTAGGTCGTTCAAGTCAACCAGTTGTGACTCCAGCTAGTCATAACGTTGGTGAAACTTCTAACTATCCTGATGCAGCTACAGGCGTAATTACAGTAGACAATACTTACCTTTCTTTACATGATGTAATTCGTGTAGGATCAGATGTAGGTCAAATTATCGGTACTCAGTCTGTAGACGCTACTGATGATGCTGCTGGAGTTTTAAAGCCTTCTGCTAGTGTACTTTCTACTGCTACAAGCGCAACAGGTTATACTTATAAAGTTTATTGGCCAACTGGCTGTAAAGCTGTTGCTGCTGCTGCTGCTGTAGCTCGTATTGGTTCTGCTTTCGGTGAAGCGTCAAAAGGTGCTCACGTTTCTGAACACACTACATACCCAGAAACTCACAAGAACTGGTTAACTCTTAACAGACGTAAATTATCTATTTCTGGTTCTGCGTTAACTGATGTTACTTGGATTGAAAACAATGGATCTAAATTGTGGTACTTTACTGCAGAGAAATTGTTTACTGATGAGTTTATGTATCAGTTAGAAATGCAACGATGGTTTGGTGAAACAAACATGGCTGCTGCTGATGCTGATGGATTCCCTGGTCAATCTGGTGCTGTTGCTTCTGGTGGTGGTAACTTAATGGGTGACGGTATTTTAGCTCAAATTGATGGTGCTAATAAAGATACTTATACTGTTAGTACTGGTTTAACTGAAGATAAGCTTGCTCAATTTATTGCAGAGCTCTCTCGTAACGCTAAGTCTC